AAAAAAGAAATAAGCCAAGGTGACTACGCAACAGTTGTAGGTAAATTTTTACACGCAAAAAAAAATGGAATTAAAACAGTCAATGTTACAAAACCGGGCACACAAAAAAGAAATTTTACACATATTGATGATATTGTAGAAGGTCTTTATCTTGTAGGGTTAGAAGGCAATGGCGATGGTTTTGGTATAGGTAGTGATACTTCATATTCAATTATAGAACTTGCAAATCTTTTCGGTTTAAAAATTAACTATATAGCAGAAAAAAAAGGCAACAGAATGGACTCTCCTGTAATAAATCATAAGATAAAAGAATTAGGTTGGATTGAAAAAAAATCTTTAGAAGATTATATAAATAAATATATATAATTATTCCAAAAAAGGTTTACATTATATTGCAACACTATATAATGTATATATAAAGTTAATTAAGACTTTATTAAATTGATAAATAAAATGAAAAATAAAATGAAATCACAAATACTAATAGAAACCTTACAAAATCAGTACCACAGAGCACAGTTAGAATACAGCCTTGGTCTTATTAATCCACAAGAATTTTCTATCATATCTTCTAATCTTTTAGACAAAGTTCTATTCCACAAAGATAGACTTTCAAGATTACAAAATACTATTCAAAAACTAAATAGAGCATAAAAATGGAAAATTTAAAAACACAAACAGTCAAAGTAGAATTAACACTACATGAATTAGTAACCTTAGGTGTTATGGTAGATAAAGAATTATTTAAAGCTAAAGATATTTATGAAAAAGAACATTTTATGGAAATAAACAATAAACTAAATCTTCTTTAATATTCCAAAAAAGGTTTATTTAATTTTAAATTAATATAATATCTTCTCTTTAAATTGAAAAGGAGAAGAAATGTCAATTGAACATCTAAACAAAGCCTTAAAGATACAAGGCTTAAAACCCACAGAGAAATTTATCTTAGTTATTTTAGCCAACTATAGTGATGAGAAAGGCAGTTGCTACCCTTCATATGGTCATATAGCGGAGATGATAGGGTTACAAACAAATAAAAGTGTCAAGATAGCCATAAAGAAATTTGAAACTCTAGGCTTATTAAGAATAGAGCATAGGTATTTAGATAATGGTGGTTATACAAGCAACAGATACCATTTAACCCTAGGAGGGGTAGCAGAAGACCATAGGGTAGTTGTAGAACCTAGCCATGGGTCACACAAGACCACCAATACTAAAGATTATACAAAAGAAGAATATATAGACCAATTCAATAAATTTTGGACTATCTATCCAAGAAAGATAGGTAAGAAAAAATCTTATAAAATTTTTATTAAGTATGACGAGAAACATTACAAAAAGATTTTATATGGAACACACAGATTTGCAGAACAAAGCAAACAAACCGAAGATAAATTTATTCCACATCCTAGCACTTGGTTGAATGGTGAAAGGTGGATGGATTATTTTGAGACAGATGAATCGGGTTGTGTGACAGGTGTAAAGAAAGTATCAAAAATAAATAACTTGGCAGGGTAAAAATGAAAGTAAATAAATTAATAGCATTGCAATCAATAATAGAGGAAAGAAAAATTCCATACGATATGGAAAAAGATCATCTGTATTATTCAGAGTCTAAAGAAGAATTCATAAATATTATGGATATGGACATAATTCATTTAGTTAGAGCATTTACAAAGACACTTAATGAATTGCAATTAGAGAGAGAACGACCACCTGAATACGACAACTTAGCATCTCGTTATATTAGACAATGGCAACAAGGAAATAAAAGATGAATAAGTCACCTGAAGAACATGGAATAAAGTTAAGAACTAGAGAGCATGGTTCACAGAAAATTAAATGTCCTGAGTGTCAGCCACCACACAACAATAGAGATAATCCTTTAACAGTTACTATAAACACAGAAGGTATTGTTTGGTTTTGCCACCATTGTGAATGGAGGGGTAGTTATTTTGAGAATGGTAAAACACCTTTTACCCTACCTAAACAAACATATACAAAGCCACAAAGCCCAAAGCAAAATAGTTCGGACAAAATGTATAGTTTTTTTAAGTCTAGAGGTATTACAAAATCTGTAGTTGATAAATTTAAGATATTTGAAGAGAAAGGTTGGTTTGGTTTTCAATATTTTAATGAAAATAGCGAACTAGAGAATATAAAATATAGAACCGCAGATAAAGGCTTTAAACAAACTAAAGGTGCTAAACAAATACTTTATAACTATGACAGTATTTATAAGAAGAAATCTATAGTTTTTGTAGAAGGGGAAATGGATGTTCTTTCTTGTGAAATGGTTGGTTATCAAGCTACAACTTTACCTAATGGCGCACCTAAAGAAGCCAAATATAATGAGAATGATGCTAGATTTAAGGCTTTACAGAATTGTCCTCTTGAAGCAACTAAAATAATTATATTTACAGATACAGATAGTGCAGGCAAAGCATTACACAAAGAATTATTACACAGATTTGGTAAGGACATATCTTGGTTTGTTAGATTACCTGATGGTTGTAAAGATGCAAACGATGTACTTATGAAGCATGGAGAGACCAAGTTAAAAGATATATTAGATAGTGCTGAGCCATATCCTGTAGAGGGTTTATATACTGCTAATGATTATTATGGCAAGTTACATGACTTATATGATGGTAATTACATAAAGCCACTAGAAATAGGTATAGATGGTTTAGACGACATTTATAAAGTAATGACAGGCACTTTTCATACCATTACAGGCATACCTAACCATGGTAAGTCTTTATTCTTAGATCAGATACTTATAACGATGGCAGAGAATCATGGATGGAAGTTTGCAATATTCTCTCCTGAGCACAGCACAGAGTTTCATATAAGAAGAATGGCACAAATGTATAAGAAGAAAGCTTTTGACGAAGGTTTTTCTAACAGGATGAATAAAGAAGAATTAGATCAAGCTATTAAATTTATACACGACCATTTTTATTTTATAGAAACTAAAGACCATGTACCTAGTATTGACCTTATACTATCAATAGCTAAAAGTAGTATTTTTAAGCATGGTATAAATGGATTAGTAATAGACCCTTTTAACGAAGTAAGTGCAAAGCGTGTAGGTAATACAAGAGAAGATGAACATATAAGAGATTTTATATCTTTATGTAAAAGGTTTAGTCGTATTTACGATATTACAACATGGGTAGTTGCTCACCCAACAAAACTACAGAAAGGAACGGATGGTAATTATGCACCACCTTCTGCGTATGACATAAGTGGAGCAGCACATTGGCATAATATGGCTGATGCAGTTCTAACAGTACATAGAGACTTTGAGACTAGCACAACCAATGTCATAACTAGAAAGATAAGGGAACAAGATTTATATGGAAAGATTGGAGAAGCTAAATTTCAATATAATTTTAATCAATATAGGTTTTTACCTACCAATCAAAGACTGGCTACCAATTGGGAGGATATTAGTTTTGATTAAATGTAATTTTATTAGCTTTTTCTCTTTCGTCTAAAGCGTAATCTTTTCTTATAGTATTGTTTACGTCCAAGATAGTGCTGAGTATTGACATACTTTCATTTGAGAATTTTAAGAGTGCAAGTGTATCTTTAGGTAAACAAGCACCACCAAAACCTTTTTTTAAATCGTAACCTGGCACTTTTGTATGGCTTGCACCTATTCTTTTATCCATAGCTATGCCTTTCATAACCGAATTGTAAGAGACGTTATGTGTTTGACACAAGTCATATAGCTGATTAAAGAAAATAACCTTTGTAGCTAAAAAAGAATTAACTGAATATTTTATAAAAGATGCTTCTTGCGGTGTTACGTTTATATATTCCTTAGCTTCACACATAGAGTAGTCTTTATAAATCTGTATAAGATGGTTACAAGTATCTTTAAGACCACCCATAATATGATATTCAGACATTACAAATTCTTCATTGGCAGAACGCTCTGTTAAAAATTCAGGGTTATAAATAAGTCTATTTGATTCCTTATGCTTATATAGGTTACTAACAACATCAGGAGTAATTGTGGATTTGATAGCAACTACTTTTGTCGCAGTCTTACTAAGTATGTAATCAACATAATCATTAACTATAGTTGCATCTACTTTACCTGTAAGAGTATCAGTAGGTGTTGGTACACATATAAAGGCAATATCATATGTATCTTTTTCTAAACATTCTTTGTGTGTATCGTAGATAGGATCAATTATGGTTTTTTCTAAATGTGGATGTGTAAATGCAAAGTCTACTGCTTTACCAACAAATCCATGTCCTATAATTGCAATTTTAATCATAACTGTATATGGAATAATACAACATTATTTCCAATTTGGAATCTTTTGCAGTATGATTCTGAGAAATATTGAGAATTTATGGCTAACAAAAGTAAATATAATAAATTAAGTAACGATCTTAAGAATGAGATCAGAATATTATATGTACAAGGTTTTGATGATGAAACTGGTAACCGAAAAACCTATACATTAGAAGAACTTGCTCTCAAGTTTAAAGTAGCTAAGTCAACTCTATATAGAAATGCACAACAAGATGATTGGAAAACACAAAGAGAACAATTCCAACAAGAGTATCTAGTGAAGTTAGATAAACAAAGACAAAAAGATTTAACAGAAGAATCACATAAATTTGACACTAATAGCATAAATCTAGCCAAAGCCTTACTAACTACAGTAGGTCAAAACTTGGCTAAAAATAATCATGAATTAAATGAAGGAAAAAAAGGTTTTATACCAAGCCAATTACACGCTTTAGCAAATGCTGCCCTATCAGCACAAAGATTAGCCAAGTTAGCACTTGGAGAAGTAACACATAATGTAGAAATAAATGGAAACTCACAAAACAGCGCCTTCAGAGAAGCTATGGAACTGCTTGACACAGTTGCAGACAAACGCAGAGAAGGAAACGATCAGCCTGTACACTGAATGGCTAAAAACAGCTAGAGCCAAACAACTACAACCACAAGAAAAACATTATATATGGCTAATATTGGCAGGTAGGGGTTGGGGTAAAACTAGAACAGGCGCACAAGACATAGCTTTATATGCACTAAGAAATCCAAACACTATTAGCGCAGTAGTAGCACCAACACATGGAGATTTAAGAAGAGTTTGTTTTGGTGGACCAAGTGGTTTAATGACAATTATACCTGATGATTGTTTTAGCAAAGAGAAAGATAGAAAAGGTTACTCACAAAGTACCTCTGAAATAAGATTACATAATGGCTCTAAAATAATTGGTTATGCAGCATCAGAACCAGAAAGATTAAGAGGACCGCAGTTTCATAGAGCATGGGCAGATGAATTGGCAGCATGGAGATATCCTGAAGCATTTGATCAATTAATGTTTGGTTTGCGTCTTGGTGATAATCCACAATGTGTAATAACAACAACACCTAAACCAACCAAAATAATAAAAGAATTAATTCTAAGAGAAGATGTACAAGTAACTTCTGGTAACACATTTGAAAATGAAGCTAACTTAGCAGATAGCGCATTAACAATGCTTAAACAAAGATATGAAGGCACTACACTAGGTAGACAAGAATTATATGCAGAAGTCATAGAGGATATGGAGGGTGCTTTATGGTCAAATTCCATGATAGAAGAAGCAAGAATACATGAAGATGAAGAAAGAGATTTAAAACAAATAATTGTAGCTATAGACCCTGCTGTAACAGCTAACGAGAATAGTGATGAAACAGGCATTGTTGTGGTAGGTAAAGATTACAATGAGCGATACTATGTATTGGAAGATGTTTCTGGAAAGTATTCACCTGATAAATGGGGTAGAGTAGCTATTGATTGCTTCTATGAGTGGGGTGCTGATAGAATAGTAGCAGAAGTCAACAACGGAGGAGACTTGGTAGAAAGACTTTTAAGAGGTATAGACAGTAATATACCTTATAGGTCAGTAAGGGCAACTAGAGGTAAACTCACAAGAGCAGAGCCTGTAAGCGCCTTATACGAGCAGAAGCGAGTTCACCATGTCGGATATTTTGCTGAGTTAGAGTCACAAATGTGTTCTTATACAGGTGAAACCAGACCTTCCCCTGATAGACTTGATGCTTTAGTATGGGGTATAACCGAACTAAGCAAATCAAGAGGGGATATAAATTGGAGAATTAGCTAATGGCAACAATACTGGACAATATAAGAAATGCATTCATACCTAAACCTTCTGAAAAGAAAGATGTAGGTAACATGGTTGGATATTTTGGAGTTGGTACATCCAAGTCAAAAAATTATTCCTACGAAGATTTAGCCGAAGAAGGCTATATGAAAAACAGCATCGTTTATAGATGCGTAAATGAAATAGCCAAAGGTGCTAGCGCAGTACCATTTATGGTGAGAGCAGGGGATCAGGTATTGGACACCCATCCAATAATCACCCTAATGAATCGTCCTAATCCTCTGCAATCACATAGTGAGTTCTTTAACAGTATCTTTGGTTTTTTACTACTTAGCGGTAACGCTTACATTCTTAAAGTAGGATCAGATCAGGGAGCACCTAAAGAGTTACATTTATTAAGACCTGACAGAATGAATATTAAAGGTGGCAGTAAACCAATACCTGACAGGTATGAATATGTAATAAATGGAAGAATACAAGCAACTTATCCTGTAGAAGAAGCAACAGGTTTTAGTGAAGTGAAACATATTAAAC